TGGCTCTTAGGGTGTCTACAAAGTAAATTAAAAATTGTAATACTTTGATAAACTTTTTTTCTTCAAACAGTTTATATTCTAGTTCTACTCTATCTCGCTCTTCTTGTGTTTGACATTTGTCTAATAAATAATTTTTAACGTCTATAGCATAATATTCTTGTGGCATATACCAATTATTAATTTGTTGTTGATCAAATTCTGCTGGTGCAGGCCTATTTGGTACTGTGTTTATTTTTGGTAAATCTAATCCAGTGTTTTTAATACTATCGTTGTATTGTTTTATATCTTCAAAAAATAATTTTGAAATATCAAATTCTGGATTAGTATAAAGTAAATCTATTACGTCTTGTTCGGTGTAAATGCAATCACCGGTATCATTTATTTTTATCTTTGCCACCATCTAAAACCTTTGGATTAAATTCAAATATTTTAGCATGGTCTTCGTGCCTCTTGTCAATCGGTATTTTATTATTCCAACTAAAGTGGCCTGTGTAAATGCCTTTATCAAGTTCTCTGTCATATGTTGCCGTATCTGCCCTTAACCACCATGGATCAAAATTTTCATACTTTCTTGAAAACCAATTGGGTATGTCTAATAATAACAGTTCTTTGCTGTTCTTGTCAACGGAATATGTAATACCATCACCTTGCCAACTAGAAAGTTCTAAAACATTTACGGTAATTTTAGAATCTAGTATTGCATTTGCTTTGCAAAAACATACTGCCGTCATGATTTGATCGTATGGTGGCTTTGGTAACTCTATAAATCTATTATTAGAAGACTTTTGTAAAGTATGGTAAAGAGGATCGTCTCTCCAGGTAGTAATTGTATTTGCTAGGACCATTTCAAAAAGATTTTTCAATCTATCAAAATATTCTGTTTGTTCTTTTAAATCTGCTGTGTGTGGAGTTATAAAAAGTTTTATTTTATATTCATTAGAAAATAATTCGCCGTCTACAATAATAATTGATTTGAATTTTGTTTCCCAACTGAACGAATGTGACATCAACTGTACTTACTATTCAATGTTGATTAGATCACCCATATCTGGTTCACCTCTTAACTTTTTATGATTCTTATGCCACTCTTCAATTCTTCTTTGTCTAATTGCATCTTGGTAAGTTAGTAATACTCTTTGTAGTTCTGCAAGTAGTTGTGGATTTCGACCAAAACGTCTAGCAGTTCCTACTTTACGAGAAAGTTCTTTGATTCTTTTTGAAATATCCTCGTCGGATAATGCTGATATATCTTCTTGCATTGGATGAAAATACATTTTGCCTCCTTGTTATTAGATGTATACTTTACCTATTTGATTCATCAATATAGTTGTACCGCCATCTGGAGTTAGGAATTCATACAAAAATCTTTTAGTGTCTGGAAGAGTAATTGTGTCAGAAGATCCATCACCACCTGTTACACTATCTGCAACTAATACAGCACTTGGAATTGTTATTGTGTGTGCCACATTGGTGCAAGTAGCATCTAAAATAATTCTACCTAAATTTCCTGTTGCTGGCCAATTTGAAAATGATAAAGTAACCGAAGCATTCAAAGTTATTGTTTGGTAATGTCCGTTTCCGTGATTTAAAACTATTGAACCACCTGTTGTACCGTGTGCATATACTTTTTCAGCAGTATCTTTAAATGTTGCTCTTGTGACTTCATTATCCGCAAAATCGCTAGAAGCATTTAAATTAGCCTTGTTTGTTTGTAATGCTTCAATTTCTGTTTTTGCTTCAGTGAAATTACTTTGTATTGAATTAAAATTATCTCTAAATCCTTGTGAAGAATTGTCTTGTCCTGCTTTAGGATAAGTGCCGTCTACGTTACCTGGTACAATATTGCTTGCCATTTATTAAATTCCTTTGTTTCTAAATACTAGGTATTTATCCGCCAATCTATCTACTGTAATTATTGCGCCATCAGCAGGTGCATTGGTAAAAATTAGTGTTGATTTTACGTTAGTTGTGTCATGTGATAGTGTACATTCATTCTCAAAATCTGCTGACCTTAATGTTCCGTCTGCTCTTAAGTAGTCAGGACTCACATTATTGTCTGCTGTAACATTATCGCCTACATAGGCTCTTACCACAATTATTGTTGAGCCATCTGATTCAGTTGTTTGTTTTTTTATCAAAATATCTTGTTCATGCACAATTTCGCCTAAATCAAAGTTAGTAGTTGAACCGTCACCAGTAAATGTACTTGTGGCAATTTTACTATTAGAAATTTGATATCTATCAATTATAAAATGTATATTTTTAAAAGTTAATGATTTATCAGTAATTCTTTTTTTAATCAAAGCAGATTTTCCTGGTTTACAATAACAAATTGGTACGGCTTTTACAAAACCAAGAGGAACACCAGATGTATCTTGTGTTGTTCTCATCCAAAGTGGTAAGTTTGTCCATTCTTTGTGTCCTAAATCTTTCATTCTGCTTCTCATATTTGCAACTGCATTAGGATATAGTGTTGCTATAAAATCTAAATCTGCAGATAATTGACTTGCATATCTTACTTTGGAACCAGAAGATGAAAACGATAATCCACCATCTGTTGTAACTGTGTATTCTGTATAATCTGCCGTTGCATTGGCGCCATCCGCTCTAGGACCTAACATAGGTTTAGCAATAGCACTTCTTAATGTAACAGAAGATGCTACTGAACTACCTGAATTATTTTCTAAAGGATCTTTCATGTCAATATAAACAACTTCGTATTTTATAACACCGTCTTCTTTTGCCACTGCTGTTTTTAAATCTCCAAAGTATAAAGTTTTTGGAGAATGATTTTGTTCCATTTGTTGTTGGAGTACTGTTAATGTTTGTTCTTGTAATCCAGCAATTAATAACATTTCAGGATTTAATTTCATTCCAAAGTTTGTATCTTCTGGTCTGTAAATATTCTCTGGAGAATTAATATTTGGATCTTGTGCAATATTGTAAAATATATTTTGATCAATTAATGAAGTTGAATGTGCTACCATGTTTCCATATTCTATTGATGTATATGGTATATCAACATTAATTGTAAATTCTTTATCAGTTGCCGCAGATTGGTATTGATCACTAACTGATATTGTAAATGTATATGCTCTAGTTGAATCTACAAAATCATCTTTATCTATTATACCAATAAGGTTTCCATTTGATGATAATGTTATTCCAGGAGGTAATGAACCTGTTGTTACAGAATAATTTAAAACTCTGTCATCTGCATCTGCAGTTGCTTCAACATTTAAAAGGCAAGGTATTCCTGCAGTAACAGTACCTATTATAGTCGGAGTTGTAAATCCAATACCAATATTAATATCGCCAACTATTTTCAAAGTAAATTCTTTGTCAGTAGATACTTGTACTCCAGTTCTTATTACTCTTTTTGCTCTAATTTGGAAAGTATATGTTGTTTCTATTGCCGCTTGTCTTCCTACTCTACCGTAAAGTTCTCCTGATACTTTAGATAGTTTTAAACCTGTAGGTAATGTTCCTGCTAATAATTCATATTCTAAGTCTCCTTGTAAAGCATCAAAATCCCAAACGTCAATGCTTATTACCATTGAATTGTCATGTCTAAATGTACCTAAGTCAGCATCTGTTTTGAATACTGGTTTTCTAGTAGGTAATCCTGACATTAATAATGGATAACCATCAAGAGTGTCTGCATCAACCGATATTTCAACACTGTCTACTCTAAAGAAATCTGCAGAATAAACAAATATACTAAAATCTCTATCTACGTATGATACACCATCAGTTACTCGTATAACAAAATCATAGTTAACTGATCTTGATATTGAAAATACTGTTCTGTCAAATACTACGTCATCATAACCTATTTTTCCATCACTCCAAGCATAACCTCCAATTGGTCCAAACCTTTCGTCTGCTGTTAATTCTACAATTCCAGATATTTTTCCAGTGTTTGTTATTGTAGTTCCAGGTGGCAAAGATCCACTAACAACTTCAAACATTAATTTTTGTCCTGTTTGTGTATCTGTATCTGTTGCTCCTAATTGATAACTTATGTAACTACCATCTAACAGAACTACGTTACCTGTTGTATCAGCAGTTGTTTTTGTTGTATCTGCTGTTGCAGTTGTATCATCTGTTCTGTAATGACCTGTAATAGGTGTATTAAGTCTTCCAGCATTTGTTGTAAATGTTGGAGCATCTTCACCGTTTACATCAAGTGTAAATGTTCTATCTGTAATATTTGAACCAGCCGTGGCTCGCACTACGAAAGTGTAAAGAGTTCTTTTGCTAACCTCGGCTGGAGTTCCTGTCAGTAAGCCTGTTGAAGTAAGTTCCATTCCTGAAGGTAGGCTTCCTGCAATTACGGAGTAAGTGATAGCTGTAGAATCGGCAGTATTCGCTTCTAATTGTAGCGAATATGCGACTACTTCATCAATTGATGCAATTTTACCTGCTGTGGTTGTCCACACTGGTACTGACATAAAAACTTACTCCTTCGTCAGTATTTATTGGAGTTTTAAGTATTATTATGGTATGTATTATTATGATACAGTAGCACTAAAGCAAGTACCTGGATTAACACCTGCAAGGCATCTCATAACACCTCTAACGTGCCATTGGTCAGTTGCTATATCAACTAGTTCAAGATAGTCACCTATTTGACCACCTGTTGTACCACCATTAAGTGTGATAGTATCACTAGCCGCCACTGTTGGAAATGCTGTAACTGCCGTTCCGTCTTCATCTAAGTAAAGCATGATACCGTCGATAGTGTTATTGGCATCTGGTACTTTGATTACATAGCTTGATGAGTTCACAACTGTTGCTATTAATTTGTATGTTGCACCTGAACCTGTTGCGTCTGGTAGTGTTAATGTAACTAATGCGGCACCACCTGTTACTCCAAGTAAGCACGTTCTACCTGCGTGTTCTGCTTCTGTAATTGCATCAGTTGCCACGAAAGTGTGTATTGCTTGTTTAAAAGATCCTGTTAAAGTTACTTGTGAAGCAGTTGTTACTACTCCTGTACCTTGTGTTGAAATTGTTAAATCTCCATCTGAAGTATCGTTTTGAAGTGTGTCTGTTCTAAGAGTTGTTGCTTCACATACAGTAAAGTTAGCCTCACCTGCAACTAAATTTACGTTAGTTCCACTTACTACAACGTTTTGTCCATCCGCTGGTGTTAATGTAATACCACCTGATGTTGCTGAAAAAGTATTGCCGTCAAATCTAAGGTTGTCAACATTCAGTTGTCCTGTTGTAGTCTGAACACCTGTTGCTGTGATAGGTCCTGTCAATACTATGGCACCTGTACCTGCTGGATCAACAACGAAGTCACCATTTGAATCTGTTGTGATTGTACCGTCTGCTAATATGTTTAAGTCGCCTACTGCTATTGCTCCTACGAAAGTAGTTGCTCCTGTGATTGAAACGTTACCTGTAATTGTTTGACCAATAGTTGTTAATGCACCTGCTATGTCTGTTGCGCCTGAAATGTTTACTGCTTCATTAAGTTGAATTAAAGAAGAGTCTGCAGAACTTATAGCAGTACCGTTAACAGTAAGAGAACCAACAATTACGTTACCAGTACCACCTGCTGTAATGTTAATATCAGCATTTGAATCTGATGTAATGTAGTTGTCGTAAATGTTAATGTTATCAATATTTGTAGTTGTTAAAGTCGTTGCACCAGTTACTGCTAACGTTGAACTTAACGTTGCCGCACCTGTAATGCCAACAGTAGAAGCCGCAGTTACGGCACCTGTAATATCTACTGCTTCAGCAATAGTAACTTTTGTTGAATCTGATGAGTCTAATGTAGTACCATTAACTCTTAATGCACTTATTACTACATCACCTGTTCCACTTGGTTGAATAGAAAGATCTGCGTTGGAACCATTTGATGTAATTACGTTTGTTGTTACTGCACCTGCTGTAACTCCGCCAGTAAATGTTGCCGCACCAGAAGCCGAAATTGCCGCAACAGTAGTTGCTCCTGTTACTGTTAACGTAGAAGTAGCTGTTACTGCTCCGTCAATATTTGTTGCACCATTTATTTGTAGAGCCTCTGCTATTGTAATTGCAGATGAATCATCTGCACTTAATTGTGTGCCTGCTAATCTAATTCCCGAAGCAACTACACCACCTGTACCGTTAGGTAGTATTACAATATCTTCGTTTGATCTTGTTGATGTAATTCTTCTTCCAAGAACGTCTAAGTCACCACCCAATTGTGGAGTTTCGTCGTCCTTCATTGCAACACCTTCACCGGACGTACCGTAAAGTTCAGTGAACATTGTGTTAATTTTTGTAAATGCTGTTCTTAATGGATCACCAGACCCATCGTTTGCTGTTGTTCCTATATTAATTGTATCTATTGCCATGCTTTAATCCTCTTTATAAGATTATTTAGCGAAAAATCTATAAACCGAATGTAATTTTATACGTCTATTGATATTCTTTGGAATTTAAACACCATACTATCAGAAGTAGGATTTGTTACAAGTATTCTTACGTTACTACCATTAATATCAGCCGCAAAAGTTGGAGTCATGGTAGTTGTAGTAGTATCATCAATTGCGAAATTAGTTACAGACCCAAATGTTGAAATAAATGCATTTGATCCGTCGTGCGTAACATTGGCTTCTACAAATTCATATTTGCTATTTTCTGTGTCAGTCCAAGAAATGTAATATTTTGCACTTCTATATGATGCATGGGCGAATGTGTTTAATACACTTTGAGTAGATGAAGAAACAGTAGTCGTAGCATCTGCAATATCTGAATAGGTTAAAGTTGCACCTGCAGTTGCAAAACTTAATGCTCCTGCACCATCTGTTTTAATAAATTGTCCACTTGATCCGTCTGTAGTTGGAAATGTAAAACCACTAACCATAACTCCACCAGAACCATTTCCAGTTAGATATAAATTAGCATTTGAAGCATTTGAACTTATTTCGTTATCAGATAGTGTAACTCCATCAATTACTGCTGATGTGTTTGCTGTTAAAGTTGTGAATGTTCCTGCTAAAGGAGTTCCACCTCCAATAACAGTACCATCAACTGTACCACCATTAATATCTGCTTTGGCTATAACAACTTGTCCTGTTCCACTTCCTGTTAGTTCTAAGTTTGAGTTTGATGCTGTTGTTTTAATTTCGTTATCTGTAATATTAATATTACTATCAATAGTTAGACTGCTGATTATTACGTTACCAGTACCTCCTGGACTTAAATTAATATCTGCGTTTGAACTAGATGAAATTGTATTATCGTTAATTGTAAGATTGTCAACAGTTATTCCACCACCACCAAATGTTGTTGCACCTGTAACAGTTAATGATGATAATGTAGCTAATCCTGTAACACCAAGAGTTGATCCTAATGTTGCCGCTCCTGTTAATGTTGATATACCAGATACATTTAAAGTACCATCAACAATTAATCCTTCGTTAATGTTAATAGATGATGAATCATCAGAACTTAAAGTAGTGCCATTTATTCCTATAGAACCAAATACAACTTTACCAGTTCCTGATGGAATAAGATTTATATTTTCATTTGATCTTGTACCTGTAATATTGTTATCTGCAAATGAAAGTCCTCCAATTACAACACTGCCTGTACCTGCTGGACTTAAAACTATATTTTCGTTTGATCTTGTACCAACAATTTCATTTCCTTGGAAACTTATTGCACCAAATGTTACAGAGCCAGTTCCTGATGGAACAAGATTTATATCTTCATTTGATCGTACACCTTCAATATTATTATCATTAATTCTAATGGCAGGCATTAATATACTACCAGTACCACTTGGTTGTAATTCTAAGTCTGCGTTACTTTGGTTAGCATTAATTTTATTTCCGGAAATAGTAACAGCACTGGCTCCTAAAGGTGATGAATACAACTCCGAGAAGTTGGTATTCGTCTTGATCATTGCATCACGTAATGAATCACCTGTACCGTCGTTTGCGTTTGCCCCTGTATTAATTGTTATTTGTGCCATTTAAATTTTTATAACCCTTCTTATAACTGTTATTTCGTGTGTGTCAGTATTACTTATCTGCCCCGTAAGGTTGACTTCTCCACTTACTATTGTTGCTGTAAATGTTACTAATGAGGATGTGTGATTAGTTACGTTTCCAAAAGTAGCCAAATAAGCATTCGTTCCATCATGCGTTACGTTTAAATCTAATGATTCGTATCTGCCATTTGAAGTATCAGATATTGAAATTGTGTATTTTGCACTTCTGTATGTTGTTGCAGACCAAGTATCTAATACTTTAATTCCTGAAGTGTCTCCATCTGCCCTTGCCAAATGTACTCTCCAAGCATTAAGAGTTGTAGTAGTTCCCTCTTGTGTATTTTCTGCTCTTAATTTTAATTTACTCTCGTCATATACAGCAGTAAAATCCATTAATGGTGTTGTGGTTGAGTGTGTACTAATATTTGGACCTGTTTCTGTAATGTATGCACCAACGCCATCAGTAACTGCTGTTAATTCTAAAATTTGTGATTCACTTGCCGCATTTTTTCCAACTATAACGTAATGTGCGCCTTGGTAGTCAGCAGATGCAAACTCATCAACTTCATCATAAGCAGTACCATCACCTCGAAGCATATGAATTCTATAGGCGTTAACAGTAGTTGAACCTCCTGATGTTGATGCTCCCGATAATGTAACAGTTGATGACCCATCATGCGCCGCTGTTAATAAAACTTGATTTGTTTCTTTAGAACTAATCATTGGTCCTTGATTTACGAAAGCAGTTGTTCCATCAGTTAATACGGTTGCTTCACAAATTGAAGCCGCTGTTTCACCAGAGTTGTAACCAACTATAATATAATGTGCTCCGGTATAATCAGTATCAACAAAAGTATCTATTGCTGTTGAGGCACTTGATATAGTAACTGCTCCAATAACATTTGCGTCTGTTCCTGATGCATTTGATTCGCTATCTCCTAACATTATTTTGTAAAATTTAATTTTAAGATTGCCTATAGTTCCTAAACCTCTTAATCTAACATCAGTGCCACTAATATCTACTGTTAGTGTAACTAAAGAACCTTGAGTTGAATTTGAATAGTGTTCGTTGTATATTACTAAAAAAGCATTGGACCCATCATGTGTAACTAGGCATTCTAAATTACTAACATATCCACTATCTGTTTCTTTTATAGCAATATAATATTTTGCACCTCTAGAGGATCCATGTGCCCAACTGTCAATAGTAGTAATTTGTTCTGTTGGTGCTTTTAAATTTATTCTATATGCATTAACAAGTGTTGAAGCACCTGTTGTTGATGATGCTAAAACTGTAACAGTTGATGAACCATCATGTGTCGCAGTAAGTTCTAACATTGGAGTACTTTTTGTGCTAACATCACCTTGTTGTGAAATATAAGCATTGGTTCCATCTGTAACTACTGTTGCTTCTGTTACAAATTTAACCGATCCCCTCTGTCCAGTTACAATGTAATGACAAGCGTCATAACCAGATTCTGTGCCAGTGTTTCCATCAGTGAAAGTATCAATTGCTGTTGCCGTACTTGATACAGTAACGTTTGCAATTGTTCTAGTGTTTGTTCCTGTCTCTGCTGACTCTGTGTCAGCAAGTAATATTTTGTATGCTGTTACTCTTGTGTTTGATCCTGCAGTTGCTGAACCTCTTAACCTAACCGTTCCACTATCATAATCTGCTGTTACAGTTAATAATGAATTACTTCCTGAATAGGTCTCGTTATAAGTTGAGACATAAGCAGTGACATCATTATGAGTTAATAATGCCTCCATGTTACCAACTTCACCTGTTTCTAAATTGTTTATAGATATAAAATATTTCACCGCGGTATTACTAGATGCTGTCCACGTATCTAAATTTGCAACTGTACTTCCTATTGTTGCTTTGGCAATAGTTGTTTCGTCTGTTTCTTCCCCTGTGTATCCTGTAGAATCGTCATCACCTAATCCTATTCTGTAATATGCCATTGTGTTTGATGGTGTTGTTGAACCATCGCTGTCTGTTGCTCTTAATCTTACTGTTGCTGTACTATCACCGGAAGTAGTAATGTCTGCGTCAAATGTTGGATGGGTATCAGCTGGATCTGTTCGTACTACTGATGATGAAGTAACCCATGTATCAGTTAGATTGTGCATTAATGAAACTTTTTGTGCTTCAAAACTAGTACCGTTAAGATCTCTTGTAACAATAAAATACCAATGACTATCATAACTGCCAGCAGTAAATGATGCTACTGTTCTTTCTGAAGCAAGAAGTGAAGTTACTAGTCCAGATGCGGTTGCGTGGTCGATTGTTGTTTCAGTAATACCTCCTATTGTTACTCCTGCGTGTGTACTAATTTTTCCTGATGTTGCAGTGGTTGTGTTGTCTCCTAAACCAATTCCATAATAAGCGATTGCATTTTTCATAGTTGTTGAACCATCATTATTTGCTGTTGCCAATAATTGTACAGTTGAACCTGATATGTTTACGTCCATAACTGTTAGTGGAGTATGACTAGTTCTTATTTCACTAGAGTCAGTTATAAAAGCATCTTTTGTACTGCCATCATTTGTAGTTCCATGTGCTAGAGACCATTTACTCATAGACCATTCAACATTTGTTGAATCTTTTGTAACTGCATGATACCAAGTACTATCATAGTCTGTGTTTGTAAATGATGATATAACTTTTTGTGAAGACATATCTGGTGTTGCTGTTCCTCTAAAAGAATTTGTATCAATTGTAGTTGTTCCAGTATTAGTAACTGTTTTTGCTCCAATAACATTAATATATGTTCCAGAAGAATCTGATTCGTCGTCAGCTAATAATATTCTATACATTGTTACTCTACAAGTACCGGCAGATCCATTAGCACCAAGTAATCTTACATTACTTCCATTTATGTCTGCGTTTAGAGTGATTAGAGAATTATTACCTGATTGAATATCATTATAACTTGATATAAAAGCAGTTGTTCCGTTGTGAATAACAATACATTCAATATTACTAACTTCGTTTGTTGTAGTATTGTTGACTGAAATAAAATATTTTGCACCTCTGTAATCTGCGTGTGCCCAAGTATCGATAGCCGCTTCTGCAGAATCTAAATCTGCATGAACAACTGTTGTAGCCTTTCCTTCAGCTATTGAAGAATCATCATCACCTAATCCAATTCTGTAAGCGGTAACAGCATTCACAGATGATCGTGTTGAGCCATCTGCAAAGATACCACCTTGTCCTAATATTCTAAGTTTACTTTCTGAAATATCAGAACTAGTTTCAATATGTGCATCTCTACCTGTTCTTGTACTGCCATCAAAATATTCTATGTCACCTGTTCTTGTTATACTTGAATGTGAACCAAAACCATCGTAAGTACTGCCATCACTTGTACCGTGTAGTATTGAATATTTTGCTACACTATATTCAACGCTACTATCTTGACTTAACATTCTTGTCAATGCTAGATACCATGCACTATCATATTGTGTTTGATCAAAACTGTCTATAGTACTAGCACTTGCTCCAACAATTGATTCATGAGCAATAATAGCAGTGTTTGGAGTTAATTGAGTCGCTGATGCAAAGCCAATTGTTTGTTTGGCGTCTTGAATATCTGAATATCCTAAAATTATTCCTGAACTACCCCAACTTAATGCTCCACTTCCATCAGTTTTTAATAATTGGCCTGTTCCGCCATCTGCATTTGGAAGTAAAAGTCCATTAAACGATACGCCACCTGTACCACTTCCACGGAATTCTAAATTATCATTGGATAGAGATGATGTTATATCGTTGTCAGTAATTGTAACACCAGTTGTAGATAAAGTTCCAGTATTAGCTGGATCAAAAGTTAATGTAGTAAATGTTCCTGCCGCTGGTGTTGTATCACCTATTACTGCATCCATAGTTCCTTCATTAAGATCTATCTTGGGAATAGTAACGCTACCTGAACCACTTGCTGATAAAATTATATCAGCATTAGATAGTATAGTTTGTATTTTGTTGTCAAATAATTTAATGTTAGAATCAACTGTTAGACTTGTAATATTAACTGTTCCAGTACCACCTGGAGTTATATTAATATCAGCATTTGAACTCGAGCCAACAGTATTGTCATTGAAAGATAAATTATCAATTGAAACTGTTCCAGTTAGTGTTGTACTTCCTGTTGTTGTTAATGATGCCAGTGTTGTTAATCCAGATGCAACGTCTAAAGTGCTTGCCATTGTTACAGCACCAGTTAGTGTTGGTATTCCAGATACATTTAAAGTACCATCAACTATTAATCCTTCATTAATATTAATTGTAAATGAATCATCTGAACTTATTGTAGCACCTGAAAATTTTATTCCATCAAATATAATTGATCCTGTTCCTGCAGGTATAATTTTTATATCATCATTTGATCTTGTAGATGTAATATTATTACCTGAAAATGAAAGTGCACCAAAAGTAACTTTTCCTCCACCAGACGGTGTAAAAACTATATCATCATTTGATCTCCAAGATTGAATTTCATTAGTAGAAACTTTAATTCCTGCTACTTTAACTCCACCAGTTCCATTTGGTATAATATTAACATTGTCATTTGTTCTTATTGCTTCAATGTTGTTGTCATTGAAACGTAGATTGGCCATTATAATAGAACCAGTTCCACTTGGTTCAAAAACAATATCTGCGTTGCTTAATTGTGTAACAAGTTTGTTGCCAAAAAATCGTATATCTGAAAGTACCGACGGTTTTGCGTAAAGTTCCTCAAAATTGTCGTTAATTTTAGAACCAGCTATCTGGATGCCGTCACCAGTACCGTCATTGGGTGTTGTACCTACATTAATTAGAGCTTGAGCCATATATGACAATATTTAGTGAAAAGTGTTATTGTGTGTTAGTGGCTATTATTAAACACTAATTTTTAAATCGCCTGAGCTATTCCATAACTGACCAGCATTTGATGGATCAGAAGTAGGTAAACTACTCATCATAACTACTGCACCAGTAACTGTTAACCCGTCTCTTACGGTTACTTGTGTTGAATCGTCTGTGCTTATTTCAGTTCCATTAATTCTAATTGCATCTACTACAACGTTTCCTGTACCAGAAGCGGCAATATGAAGATCGTCATTTGATGTATTTGTGGTAATTTTGTTATCTGCAATTGTTACAGCACCTAGTACAATATCACCTGTGCCATTTGCAGTAATAGTTACGTCACCATTTGTTACTAAACTTGTAATTGCGGCATCTGTTATTTGTAGTTGATCTATTTCAACAATACCTGTTCCATTTGGTTGTACTTTAATATCACCATTTGTTGTTGAATTTGTTAAAAGACCAGTCGAAGGATCACCAACAAGTCCATATACATCTTCGAAATTCGTATTGATCTTCGTCATCGCGGTACGTAAAGTATCGCCTGTCGCTACATTTCCTTCTGTTCCTGTGTCTATGTTTAATCGTGCCATATTATTATAATACGTATTTATTAAATACTTATATGTTCATAGAAACGTTGAAAACAATGAGATTGTATGAACGTCAAAGTAAATTAGGCGTATATCATACGTTTCATCGAAAAAATACTATATATTATTTTAAGTGTGACTCATGTGGGGTAACATTTTTAAGACCTAGAGCTAAAATAGATCCAATACGAGCATCAAATGATTATAAACACGTTTGTTCTTATTGTGATACTAAGAAATTTGCTCAAAAAGTAGGTATTAAGATGAGAAAAATATATTCGATGGATGCAAGTTCTACAATAACTTTATAATCTCATCCAATGAATATCATCACGTAGGCCTTCAATCCATCTTCGTAAATCAGCGTAAATTCCAGTTTTTATATTTGGTTGGTCAAAGTACCATCGTAAAAATGTATTTTGATCTATGTATTCTTTTCTGTTAATAAAATAAAAATTTGTATCTGGAAATTTTCTGATTATTTGTCTTAATTGAAATAGCCATTCATATTTTAGATAGGCTTTCATATTCATTCTTGATGGATAATTTAGCGTATTTTTATATATGTTATTTTGTTCTCTACTTGCGGCTAATGTTGTTAACCATTGTCTAGCACCTAGAATATCAAATGCAAGTATAACAATATTTTTAATTCCTGCTTCAGCGGCTATTAGTATAGCACTCATTCCAGAGCCTTTGTGTTCTGTAAAATCTATAGTACGAATCACATTCATTTTTTTAAGGTCTCCACCTCTCCATATTCTATAAAGTTTTAAACCTTTTGGTGGTGGATCAGTTTCTTTATCGCTTGAAAGAATATAATTCCATTTGCTAACGTCGTTAGGTCCGTAAATTTTTAAATTTGGCTTTGTTTCATTATACCATTCTTTTAATTCTTCGTACATTGGAGGATTAACTGCAACAATATGTTCACATAGATTAGGATAATCTCTGTATATGGCATTACAACCATATATTATACCTTTATTTTTTAAATCTTTTATTGGAAATATATTTCTAGACTCGCCATTACCTATTATGAATGCTGTGTCCATTATTATTATTCTTCTGGATGCATAGTTTGCGACATGAAAGGTGTGTAACCTTGTTCAGTTGCTTGTAAATCGTCTTCACTTATAATTGCAGTTACTTCAGGAACAAAGTGTTTCATTGTTCTTTCTACACCTTGTTGTAAAGTCAATTTAGACATAGCACAACCACTGCATGATCCAGCCATTTCTAATTTTAATACTCCTAGCTTTTCATCAAAGTCCATATAGTTGATAAAGCCATTGTGTTCGGCAACTGAAGGTGCTACCTTGCTTTCTAATACGGATTTAATATCTTTAACTATTTCTTCTTTATTTCGATCTT